TTACCTTTTGTATAACGTTTATCTGAAGCAATACCGACAGCTTGTTTTACTTTCATATCTTCTTCAATGTCAGATTCTTCATTAACTCTTACCGAGCCATCCATTTTCATTTTTCTGTCATTGATTTTACGAACAGCTTGTTTTTGACCTGCGTAACGTTTTTCACTCTTCTGTCGTAAAGATGCTGCACCGGTTGAATCGCCCATATCACTTTTTCTTGCAGCTTCTATACCTTTTGATAAACCACTCTTACCAGCTTTAATGGCATAACGAAGGAGTGTACCTGTTTTTAACTCATCAAGTTGTTCAATGTCAGACAAGTCATTATCGCTAGAGGCAGAATCTACAACAATAAAAAACTCTGCCTTTTTGTCTTCAGGCAAATCTCTAATATTGGTAACACCGTATAATTCTAATGCAGCTTCAAACACTGCTTGATAGGTATTATTGATTGCTAATAAATCTTCATCCAATCCAGCTTTTCTTTTTTCTTTTTTTACCGCAGCAGGAAGAAGTTTAAATCTTTCTTTTTTATCGGCAGCTCGTACTCTAAGTTTACGTTCTGTTTGTTTTCTATGTTGCTCTTCTTCTTCAGGATTGTCAAAGATTTTAACACCATTATTCACGGTGATTTCCTCCGTTTGATATTTTGATTTTTGTGTATGTAATTTTGCCCGGTTAAAAACAGTAGTATCATTTAACATAATACTTGTCAAATTGTCCATATACTTAGATATTACTTCCCTTTCATTTGGCAATAATTGTTTACCCATGCTAAGGTTTTCTAAACCTTGAACTAATATAGGAAGTTTATTGCTAGGGACAATGCCTAGGCGAACTAACTGTTCTAATCTCTGTTTTTCTATTTTTTCCATAATAGTATTTATAATTTATAATTTCTATAGAATTATAAAATATGAAAAATTTAGCAATAAATTTAAAGATAATTATTTTTTAACTTTAAATTTTACAGATTTTTGTGAGCTTGATCTAACTGGAGAAGCTGCCTTATATTTTTTAGACTTTTGTGGTTTTCTACTTGACCTATTCTTCATACGACTAAGTTCCATTTTACGCATCTTAGGTAAAATACGAACAGCAAATCGTTGAATAAGAGGTTGATACATACCAACAAGTTTTTCAAGGCGAGCTTTTTCTGCTGGTGCCATAGAAGACCTATCTCTACCCTTCAACAGTCTTTTATACACCATTGATCTTGCGCCGCGAGTTGCTCGTTTTTTCAAACGGTCTGGTGCTGCACCGCGTCTGAGTGCAATACCTCTTGCTACTTTGAGTTTCTGTCTGTTTTTGCGGGCATTGAATCTACGTTTCATTCTACCTTGTATTGACAACACTTCATCAAGACCTTGTTTATCTACAATGTCAACATCGTCCATGTCAAAATCGTCCCAATCAACAATGGAGTCTGAATCATCAATGTCATCTTCATCAAAGAAACCATATTCTTCCATGTCTTCTTCGTCCATAGAATCTAATTCATATTCTATTTCAGCAATATCATCTTTTGATAATGGTTGTACATAAAATATTTCAGCATTTTTAGCATTATCATTTTTATATTCAGTTTTTGTTTCTGCTGCTTCTGTTTCTTCTTTAAATTTGGCAACAGTTTTTTTAGGATTCTTTTGTCCAGGTGTAACATCTTTCATGTATTCAGTGCCAGCGGGTGTTCCCCAATCCATGACACCCATGTCAGAGTTATATTTTATGGCTTCTAAAAATTGTTTTAGTGTTTTCATTTTTCCAGCTTTTTACGTTTTGCACCTAAGTAGGCAGCAATTGCCATTTTTCGGCGCTGAGATGATGAAGCTCCTTTAAATTGAGGAGCATCAGATTTACCAAAGTCTCTTATATATGTTCCCATACCATCATTCGGATTCAGTCTTTCAAGTAAAGGGCATCCTGTAATATAATCAATATCATCTTCACTTATCTTTCCTTTGCCAAAATTAGATACATTAATCGGTTCTCCTTTTCTTTCAGGATCTGGATCATATTTTCTTTTAGCGCGGACAGCAGATGCTCTTTCTTTTTTACTAAGAGAAGCTCTTTTTTCTTTTGACATGCACTTGGGTTTAGGTTCACCAGGTTCTCTCGCGCATGGACCAACCGCTTCACCTTTACTATTAATTCTTTTCCAATCACCTTCAGGGTGTTCTTTATCAAACCACTTACGCAAATCTTCTTTCATATCTTCGTCTGTGGCACCCATTGTATTTTTGCGACTAGTGCCTTCCATGTAAGCGTACAGAGACTCCATATCTGAATGAACTTTAGAAAGTTTATTTTGATACCATTCTTCTACTTTAACACCACTCAATATCAAATTCATGATTTTTTCAGAAGCATAAGAAATAAAATGAAGTTGCGTATGTGCCATATCATTTTTTTCTTCAGTATCGTTATATTCACTTTCTTTAATATTTGTTTTTCTTTTATTGTAATGAGAAATTAAATCACGAGTATTAACTCCAGTATGACCTGAAGCTACCATAGCTGCATAATATTCAACACCGTGCCTACGCTCAGTTTTTCTTTTCATTAATGATGAAAGTGTGTCTGCTGCAAGATCATAATTTTTTTTGTGCAGCAAATATCTGCCGAGTAAACCAGATTCCTTAACACAATTATTCACGAGGCGTCCTCCTTTTAATTTAGTACCTTTTTTCTTCCAACCGTCCCAACACTGTGTTTCTTCACAGGCAGCGGTTTCAGAATTGGTTTCTATTCTTTTTTTAATTTCCAGTATTTTCTTCAGTCTGCTCTTCATTTTGATCCGGCTTTACGTTAACATTTTCTTCGTAGTACAGAATAATAGCACTCTGCTGCTCTATAAATCTTCTTAGCTCTCCCATATTGAGGGAAATGTTTTCATAATGAGGTACACTTATTGCAAAAAAGACAACAGCTCCGTTCTCTTCACCAAATCTTACTAAAAATTCGTCTAAGTTTTCTTCTGTTACTGCATAAAAATCTATGTCATTTAATGTGACATGTTTAGGTCTTGGTTGTATAGGAATATTTCTATACAAATATTCTGTTTTAGTAACAACAATAGGCTCAGGGACAACTGGCGCCTTTTTTCCAAACAAACTAAAACCCATGCAACTAGTCAGCAATAGTAGAAGCGGGCTTGCCAGTAATAGTTTCCAATTCATCAAAAAGTCTCAATGTTGCGTTATTTACTCTTGGTTCAATTAAACCAGGTCTTTGTAATGTCAATCTAGTTAAATCGTGACTTGCTAATTTTCTAGCCAATTCATCTTGATATCTTTCAGCTTCATTAAAAGATGCTCTAAGTTGATCATTGGCAGCAGCAAATTGTACTGCGTCTGCTTGTTGTCTAGCAATTGTTTCATTACTAGTGGCAATTGCTTGTTCTAATTGTTCCTGATTAGCTCTCAGTGTAGCAATATTTTGATTTAATTGCGCCAAAGTTTCTTGTGTACTGTTATAATACCAACGTCCGGCAAATGCCATTATGATTATAACTAAAACTAGACCAATTGAAATCTTCAAAAACATTAGCAGTTCCACCGTCTACGAGCTGCTTTACCTCGTTCACCGGTCCAACTTCTAGATCTAGCACAAAAAGATTTACGTCTTTTAGCTGCTTTACTATCAGGGTCAAGTTTACTCGGAGGCGTAGTTACAGCAGTTTGCAATTTGCTGCCAGGATTCTGTCTACGGTATTTATCAACTCCTTTTTGAGTCAACCCGGCACCTTGGTCAGTAGGGCGTTTATGCCCGCCTTTTTGGGTCATGCCTTCCATACCCTGTTCTTCTTCTAAAAACTCTAAAAAAGTTTTCATTCTTTATCCTCTAAACAAGAACAATACTCATCCATCATGTGATCATATATTCCATCAAACTTTTGTCCTTTTTGCCAAGCACGTTTACGACCACGCCAAGAGTCTTTTGTTCTTTGCCATGTAGTTAGTTCACGAATATTACCATAATAGTTAATATAATGCAATTCACCGTGGTGACTGAAACCCATTATTCTTGGCGGAACTTTAGGAACCATATCGTTATTGTTTACACAGCGATAATGTGGAACTTTCAATTCCTTAGATTTAGACCAAGATGCATTACGAGGACACCCATACGTATAGAGTGCAGCTACTTCTGAATGATGAAAACAGAATATAGAAGCAATTGCTGCACCTAAACTGTGTCCTGTTACATAAATGGGTCGTATTTTTTCTGATATTTGTGTAAGAAGTTCAATATCTATAGCAACTCTTATTTTTTTATATTCTTGATAAAATCCACGATGAAAGCCTTTATTATGATTTGCTTTCAAATCGGCAATTATATCACTTTTTTCTTTAGGTTCAGTACCTCTAAAAGCAATGGTAATTCTATCTTCATTGCCTAAGACATATGCTTGAGCGCCTTCTATACTGAAAAATTTTACATAAGTAAATCCCAGACCTTCCCATTCTTTGAGAACATCTGGGGTTAAATCTTTATATGCGAGTCTAGAAATTAATGCGTGTTGATAAAATTCTGTTTTATCATTCATGTTAATTCTCTATTTTTTCCATAGAAGACATTAATCTTTCAGCACGATTTTTTACTTGATCGTACCAACGGCTATCTCTTCCTTCTTTTGCTGCTTCTTTAAAGTTTTTTGCTTTAACAGCAGCAAGAAACTTTTTAAATCCTGACAAGCGAGGTCTGCCCATGTTAAACATCATATTAACCAAGATTTCTTGGACATCTCCTGGTAAACTTCTAAAGACCCCGTCTTCGTATAACCTATCACATTCGGAGATGGCAGTATCAAGATCTCTATCGAAACACGTTCTGACTCTTTCCTCAGAGATTGGAGTTCCAAGAGGTTTTCCGAATTCCGGGTCGTTTTTTGTGACAAGATGACCGACGCCAAAGGTTGGTAATCCGAGGTGATCGTTGTAGATTTCATACTTAACGCCCTCATCTATTTTTAGTTGTTTGAAAACTGCTTCTCTGTTCATTTAAAAATGCTCCGAATGATAATCTTTGTTGTTGTTCTTTTAATCCCATTCCATTTCTTACTGCGTCAAACAATTTTTTAGCATGTTGATCTGATGCTTTTTCGTGCAAACCTTCTCTGAATTTATCAAAGTCATTATTACCGGCATGAGTTCTCATTTTAGTTCCACTCATTCCTTCTACACCTTCAGCATCAGGATCTCTTTTACCCGCCGACTTAATGTGTAAACTATCAAAATTGTATTCACCATTAGGTCCGTTATACTTTTGAGCAAGAGTTTTCATTTCCTCTACGCGATCAGAACCCACAAACATTGTAGCATGTTTGTATCCTTGTTGATGAAATTTTTTCAACTGTGCAAGAAAGTGAGGATGTTCTTTTGAAGATGCTTCAAAGTGTACATTGGGATGAATGTGATTTAAATAATGGAGTTTGTGTTCTGACGACAAAGGATTTTTATGTTTGTCTTGTGAATGACTAACAATAACCTGATGATCATGCCCATTTTCTTGAGCATATTGATGTACAGTATTGATTAGTTTACTATGCCCCGTGGTAGGAGGATTCATTCTACCAAAAGTAAATACAATATGTTTATTTGCCATCACCTTGTTTCCTCATTTCGCTGGCAGCAAAATTCATTTTGCTAAATTCATGTCTCAATACAAATTTTGAAGGTCTGCCATTGTGATGGACAACATATCCTTCTGGGTTTATTGCTTGCCCGTCAAATTCGTGCCCATGAATATGATGCGAGTTAAATGCGTCAGTTAATACGTTTTTAGCTTTTTGCAAATGTTGATGTATATTAAACACATGTGTTATATGACTTGCGTTTATGCTCTTTATGTGTTTAACGCCTGCTTCAGAATGTTTTGCTTGTGCAGCGTCAGTTTTTACACTTGCTGCTTTTTTAGCATAAACTTCTTTAAGGTGATCTACAAAACCTCCATGACTAGGTTTACTACCATCCCGAACAGTCTTATTTATATAAGCAGAGATTGCAGCACCACTACTTCCATGCTGGTTCTCATGTGATTCAGTGTGTTCAAATGCTTCTTTAGGTGCTTTTTTGTAAGCATCCATAGCATTTTGCATATGTTCTTTATATTGTTTTTGTTGTGCTTGCGTATATGATACATGTTCCATTTCATGAAACATAGGAAATTGATGTACACTTGCGTGGTCTTTCATTTCAGGAACATGCGCTTGTTTTACTTTCATATCTTGAAGAGTTTTTCCTTCATATGAAGTATGTACAGCAACACCAATCTTTGAGTTCACTGCTTTTTTAGCCTCATCAGAGTTTGATTTATGATGATAGGTGATAAGATTTGCTTTGTGTGAAATTCGATGACCTTCATGTTGAAGATCATCAGGAGTGTGCATAATGTCTGCTTGATAAACGCCTTTGTCTGGGACTATCTTAGGCAAGTGTTCTAAAGCGGCGTGCATTTTCTTTTTCAATCCCTCAGAATGACCGTAATTCTTTTCTATTTCTTCAGGAGTGTGTGCTATTTTAGGAGTCTTATTAAAAGTACCCTTAGTGCCTACGAAAAATTTACCTGTTTCTGGATGATGACCGAAAACAACTGAAGGGCTACCATCATATTTCATGGTAACCTTAGTGCCGCCTGCTTTGCCTATTAAACTTTCATGTACACCGTTTAGTGTATGAAAAGCATGGGCAAACCCCTTAGAACCACTGTGTATAGAATGATCTTCCACATGTTCTAAGTGAGTTAATTGGTCTTCGTTGGTTGCCTCAGTGAGGTATTTTTTAAATGTAATCATGCTTGTATTTATAACATTCTTGAATACAAGGTGATTAAAATATGGGTTTTAATAATAACGAGTAGCTTTAATTTCAATATTAAACTCAGAAGAATTTTCAATTTCAGAAAGATTGATCTGATGTTTAGTTGCTAGTTTTGTAGCAGTGTTTTTCCAATATTGTCTAAAACTGGGATCTAATGTTCTTCTACTTGCAATGATTATTTTTGAAATTTTACGTCTAATTTCACTATCAATATCCATTATATATTTTTCCTGTAATTTAAAATTTTAACAATAAAAAAAGGGACAGATTATAGTCATGTCCCAGGACTTATATCTAAACTAGTTCTTATTCAAAAACAGAAGAACCAGCAACTTGATACGCTGCTGCAACCATTGCTCGGCTTGGAGTACCCAGGCGATAAACAGTAGCACCGTTTTTAGCAACATTTGTGTAAATTGGATAACCATCGGAACGGAGTTCACTAATGCGCTTACCAAGTGATGTTACACCAAACAAACCACGCGCCTGACCTACTGAAATTGAAGCACCAGATCGCAGGAAGTTCAAAAGTTTAGTATTTTGAGAAACCCGAGGAGTCGCAGTTGTGGTAGCAGTAGTTGTAGCAGTTGTAGCAGTAGCAGTTGTGGATCTAGACATATATATCTCCATGATATAAATTATAAACAAAATGACCACGATTGGTCGTTATTAGTACAGCTTGTACCAATTCTTTAACAACAGTAAATTTATTACTATTTACTATTCATTAATACTATTCTAACACCTATTTAAACAAATGTCAAGCACTTTGACCAACTATCTTCATATCAAATCCTCCGGTATGTCGATTTCATCGCCAAGTTTACTTGCCACATAGCAGCGGGCTGCTGCTATCAGAGGTGTTTCACCGAAGGAGTCAATCCACACATGTCCGCCTCTATATATGGTAGCCTTAACAGGATAGCCCTCAGACCAGATCAAATTGATATTCTCCCTCTCGATGATCTCTCCACCTTGCGACCATCTGTATGCTGGGTGCCATGTCATTCCCGGAATGCCGGGAATCAATAGCACTTTACGCCTGCCATCCCAACGCACCGGCTGCCCTGCGGCTTTTGCCACAGCCCAGTCTAATGCAGGCCCGATTAATTCAGATGTTTTGATTATCATATGAATGTTCCTTTTCGTTGACTATATAATTAGTATAGCACATTTGGGCAAAGAGTCAAGCCTTTTCTTAAATCTTTTTAAACTTTTATGCTGCCATATCCACTTTGAACTGAACAACATCAAGCAGTTGGTTGACTAATGCCTTACCGTAAGGGGTAAACAATACGCCCTGATTGTATACCCAATGTTCAACACATTGACCACTATAAAACTCTTGATCCTGAGTCAACCAGCGCAGTGCAGTAACTTCATCACCTGCACCCAGCTCTATCGTCTGCTGTACAAGAGCTTTAAACTCTTCTACTACTTGGTCTGCCATAGTTCTTTCTTCGTCAATAGTGATCTGAGCCTGTGCGCTCCAGTAATCACATTCAGCCTCAAGCTGGGCAAAAGTCATTCCTGTATGATCAAACCGATAGCGAC